TTCACAAAGGCTAAACCATCAAGTGTTGTATCGTCACATTGATAACCAGTGCCAATGTCAACTAATGAACCAGCATTAACAGCATTATCAAATAATGTTTGATAATTAGATATGTTATATTGATATGTTTTATTATTCTCATAAACATATGCAACCATTCCCAATTTTCTCCTACCAGAAGAAATACCATCAGAATATAAGTTTATGACATTTGGCGCACCATTTGGTGCATTATAACTAAAATCAATGGGTATTATATTTTCAGAAAATAGAATTGTTCCTGTTGAACCCGATGGTATATTAAATTTTAAATCCTCTAAACTAAAAACCTCACAAAAACCCCCAACTTGGTAAATACTAAAATTTGTCCCCGTATTGGAATCAATACCAACGCTATTAGGACCAGATAGTATTACAGAAGAATTAGGATTTTTATATTCAAAACTCATAAAATATCATATTTATTTAAACATCACTAATAAATATTTGCATAATACAAATATTTTTAAGATGATGCTGATGGTGTTGGTGATGGTGCTACTGTTAAGGAATTACCTTTAAAATAAATGTTATTTGTATTCAATAACCTAAAATTGGTATTATTAAATGTTGTGTAAACACGGTAATTACCTTGTGGGATTGTTGACCCAGTATATTGAACTGTCATATTGCTATACACAGAATTAACACCAACGGGAGTTAGTGAATTAGGATCCCCATAATCATTAACCCCTATGTTAGTAATAACATCATTGTTTGTACCATTTGTTGATATAACCCAAGTAAACCAAGAATACCCACTAACCAAATCTGCTGGAACTTCATGGGTCTTAAACAAATACGCTTGTATTAAATTGCCATATGAATCAACACCCCCACTTGTTCTAGCTATATCTGAACTTCTTACAGATGGTGCATTACCACCCCAACCAGAGAATGATAAATATGAATTCAATTGTTGACTATATGTAATTTGATTTATTGATGGTGCAATACCATTTGAAAATCCTCTAAATGATGAACTCCTTGATTGCATCCAGCCATTAAATTGAGTGTTCAAATTGACTGGTTCAATGAATAAATAAGCATATAATATAGGTAGTGATGGCGTAATTGATGGTGTAAATGATGGAGTAATTGATGGTGTAAGTGATGGCGTAATTGATATAGTTGGCGTTATAGATGGCGTAATGGTCTTTGTCACTGATATAGTTGGAGTAATACTTGGGGTAATACTTGGAGTACTAGATATTGTTGGCGTTGGTGTTTGTGGCAATCCTGATGTCAATGTAGGTGTTGGTGTGATTGTTGGTGTTCTTGTAACGCATGGTGTAGATGGTGGCGTTGCCGATGGGGTTGGACACTCTAAACTATATTGAAGACCTGTCAATAATTGACTTCTACTTATATTTGTATATATAGGTGTTGAATTAATGGTGTCAATATAAATATTGAATGGACCTTCCGATGTTGATAAGGTGTTAAGTTTCAATAATAAAGTAGTACAACCGCTTGTATTAATAGTCTGCTCATATGATGAGCCACATACTGGATCCTGATTAGATATTATAAACTTATATACCCCCATACAATTAACAACTAATTATCTTGAATGTTTCATTACCATATATATCTTGAATTGTGATAATTAGCGTTGATTCACCATTAAAAATGCTTGGAACTTCTATATCCAATGAATAACAGAATTGATATATTGTTGTGATATATGTTTTATTATTTCCATTGCTATCTGAAACATAAATATATAAAGGAAATGAACCAACTAAATCTGTTATTGTTATTATATTCATAATACAATAGATATATCAACAATCAAATCACAATTTAATTTGCAATTAAATTGCTTTTCAACAAGTTTATTTAGTGAATCAATTATTTTAATGGTGACTTGTGGGGCATTGTCAAAAACAACCGGAAGATTATATTCTGCTGACCCAGTAAATGAGGTATTTATTTGACCCAAAAATAATTCATTGCCCCCATATATGTCAGAAACATAAACCCTTAAAGGATAACTTCCCACCAAATTTGTCAAAATAATTTTTGTCATGATGTGCAAATAATATCATATGTTATTTTTAGTCTTATTGTTAAAATTTGTGAAAGTATTGTTTGATTATTAGGTTCTGCAATTATTGTTACCTTGTTTGTGAATAAATCATATTCAACACCCTCAACACCAGGTATTTCACCAACAATTGTTTTTAAAACATTAGCATATTCGGAATTAGAAGGAACATTTGTCCTACTATCTCCTGTAAAAAATATTGTACTTGCACTATAAGACATTGGTGTTAATTCAACAATTAATTCATATATTGCCGAATTCAAATAACAAGATGGATTTCCTAATGACAAATCATTAAACCCTTCATTCAATACCTCAAGTAATGTACTGCTTGCAATAGGTTGAACAACAAATTGTTTAGTATCAATTGTATATGTTTGCGTACTAGTAAATGCTTTGAAACAAGACACATTTGTTGACTTTGTAAGGCTACAACCATTAGAATCAACCAAAGTTAATGAAACTGTACCCCCACTTAAATTAGACACACTAATAGATTGTGGATTGTTAGGAACATTGTTTGACCAATTGAATGTAAATGGTGGCTTACCTTCCGAAATGAACACATTTACACCCCCATCATTACCATTAACACAAGATATTGGATATAAATTAAACTCAACACCGCTACTCTGTCCAATACTAATTTGTTTTGTCTGTTCACATCCCAAACTATCTACAACCTTTAAGGTGTATTGACCAATAGAAACATTGTTAAATGTATGGGCTGTCAAATTAGTATCTAAAATAGAGAAATCATTTCCCAAATAATAATTATATGGAGCAGTACCACCTGATGTTATTGTAACTAAAACACTTCCATTTGTAGTACCACAAGTTGTATTTGTAACAACATGGTTCAAACTATACTTATCTTGAGCCATCAATACAACCTCATCGCTATAATAACAACCTGTTGCGTCAGAAACATATGCAGTATATGTACCATTTGTTAATCCTGTAAATATGTAATTATTTGATATTGATGTGTTTGTTGTAGTATTCCCACTTGGATTTATCAACCCAAAAGTAAAAGGCCCAATCCCACCAGTAGTATCTATACTAATGTAAGAACCATTTACAGAGCAACTTGAATTAACCCCTTGAATATTAACAGAAGTTAAACTATTTACAGACGATAATGTTGTTGTAAATGAAATATTGCATAAGGCAGCATCAGTTATATTTAGAGTGTAACCCCCAGATGTTAATCCAGTTATTGTCACTGTGTTTTCATATGAAATATCAATAAACCCAGTATCCAAGGAATAATAAAAAGGTGCTGTACCACCAGATATGGTAACACTTATTGATCCGTTTGCATTAAAACATGTTGGAGGCATATTAGTGCTTGAAACAACACCTAGATTACTAGCATCCTGGATTTCAATTGTTTTTGTTTTTGAGCAATTATTTGCATCAACCACTTCAACAGAATATAATCCAGCTGTCAGCCCAGTTACTGTATTACCTGTTTGGGGAATACTCCAATTATATGTATATGGTGATGTTCCTGTTTCACCAGTTATATAGATTTTACCTGTTGCGCCTGAAAAACAAGGAGAACTCTTTACACTAAAAAAACCAAAATCAAAATCATTACTAGTCTTAACTATGAAAGATTCTGTTTTTGCTGTGCAACCCCCAATGTCCTCAACATATATGTAATAAGTACCTCCACTTAAATTTTCATAAATAATTGTATTACTATTACTACCCTTAGTTGTCACTAGTTGTGATGATTGGGTATATAAGTATGAGTTGATAGATGAACTATTAGATGTTGTGGTTGCTGAAACAGACCCATTTGAAAGTCCACAAGTTGTGTTATACACATTTAAAATACTTGCGCAAACGCCACTTGATATAGGTATATTAACATAATACTCATTGTTTAATGGTAATGATGAATCATTTACTCTAGCCGAATATGTACTAGCACTTAAATTAGAAACAAATATAGGTGATGTTGTTAATGTTACATCATAAGAACTTAATGGTGATGAAAACTGTACTGAATATGGTGGAGTGCCACCTGATAAAGATAATGAAAATGCACCTATATCTGTGTTACTACAATCACCTGTTAAAACTAAGCCATATGTAAATGCTGCCATTATTCACAAATTAATGTTACATCAACACTAATATTTAGTGTCATCTTTTTATTATCCGTATTTATTGTTTTACAAAATAAATCCGTTAAATTTAATTGGTTATCCGTTGGAGTTTGATAATTAATATTATTTCTTATTAATTCTGGTAATATATTGTTTAATGCACTATTCCAAATAGAAACTGTTGGTGCGTCATTATTACCTAAACCAGTGTAAAAACTATTCTTAGTTAAAACATTATTACCTAATTTAAACTCTAAGAACCAAGTTGTTAAAACTTTATTATCATCACAAATACCAATAGTTGATTCTTTTGCTTTTGTTATATTATTTTTTAATATGTCAACAAAAGTTTCATTTGGTATTGAAATTATTTCTGTTAAGTTTTTCTGGCAAAGGCCATTAATAATATCCCCATTTATAACATCTACAATTGGTTGCGCCACATTCAATCCTTTAAAATTAACTTCTTGCTTCTCATTAACTAAACATTTAGGTAAATTAAAACCAACATCATTTAATGCCGATACAATTAGATTGCTATAATACAATGATGAAGCCCCTTTGTCAACATCCAATAAATAACTAAACTGAGTTTTATCCGATAACCCCATTGACCCAGAATAACTACCAGTCCCTTCTTTCACCGCAACCAATAATTCTCTAAAATCAGTTGATTGAATTGTATTGGTGTTAATTCTAAATATTATACCTGTGTAATATGATTTGGTAACTGTTGATACCCCAGTTCTCAAATTATCTATATCAGAAATATATATTGCGGTTGGTTCGTTGTTTATATTAAAATCATTGCTTGTATATGCAACTTGTGCTTCATCCTGGAAAACAAGATTAATTACACTCTTAACACTTTGTGATGACCCTAATGTATTCAAAACATTAAAAGTTCTATTTTTGGAAACTTTACCAGAAAAATCCCTTATTTTTACATTCTGATCATACAATAAAGAATCATTATTATAATACTTTAAGAAACAATCTTTTAGCACAGTTTCTTTCATTTGTATCAATGAATTATATGTCTCTGTCATATTCCCAAAACTACTATACCAAATATTAATTTCTGTAAATTGGTTTAATATTTTCTTATTTGGTATTTCCCCAACCACACAACCTAATCTTCTTTTATATACATATTTTTGTCTATGCAATGGTGTATTTTCATATCTACCCCCACCAGTCCAAATAGTTGTGGCTGGTATCATTTGTTCAACAATTTTAATCCAATTTGGATTTATATTGTTAGCATATTCAATCAAATTACTATATGTATATTTATTTGTTGCAACGCCATTTTCTTGTGCTTCAAGATATTTCCAATACAAGTATTGTAAAACAGGATAACCCCCAGTTTTACCATCAGTAATATACAACCTATTCCTAACATTAACCATATTAAGGTCAAATGTTTCTTGAAATTCAAAGAATGTTTTGGTTTTTGGACTAGGAATTATTTTTGTTTGGTCTTTATCATCCCCACCACTTGTATTTGGTGTCCCAGCATTTGATAAATCTAAACCAGTTTGAGGAATTGGGTAATTCTTTTCCTTTGATTGAAGCCAAATATCATACAATATTGCTTGTGATGAGTTTATATGTAACTCAATGTTCTTTACGTTTAATACTAACTTGTCTGTATTTAAAAAATAATACGCATTATAATCCCCATCTAATGATTTTCTAGTTAAAACATCACTAACATTCCAAGACTTCTTATTATCAATTGTTTTTGTAAGACTAAACCCATCATCAATATATGGAAGTCTTCTAAATAAATCCAAATATTTTTGGCCATATGTAAACCCCTCAAATTCAGAACCATAACTAACTGTTTGACCACTAACACTTCTTACTGGCAATTCCAAACTTCTATGAGTTGGAGTTAATTCATACCATCCAGCCCCTTTTTGAAAATAAAAATTAGGGTTGCTAACTTTTTTTGGATAACCTGTGGAATAATCAACAGGATAATCATTAATATCATAATCAACCACAATAGAGTCATTATTAGATGTAAATCCTGTAAATAACACACCCTCAATTGTATATGTCTTATTTGTAAATATGGGGTCAGAATCAATGTAATACCCACCCTCTAATCTTGATAAAGCATTATTAAATTTATCCAAATTTATTGGACTATCCGCTAAATAAATATGTTCATTAAACATAATCATAGCGTCTGGAATACCAAACAAACGCATTAAAAAATCAATGGGTCTTCTAGTACCTTTTGATTTAAATAAGTAAAAAGAATTTATAACCAAATTCCTATAAAAAATATAATTTAATTCCAAAGGTGTTTGAGTTCTACTATATGCAGAATATGTGAACCCCTCACCATTGCCAAAAACACTATCAATTAATGACTTATCGTATAAGAAATCAAAATTATCAGCCCAACCCAATGTTTTACTTAAATTTTGAAGCAATTGATTTGGAATGTCGTTTTTAGGAACATAGTTAATAGAATTCATATAACCTAATGAATCAATAAACTTTTTAACCTCGTCAAAACTCCGCCCATATATTTGAAGTAAACTCTCTATCCTCCGGTCATTTGTGTCAAACTCTTTTAGTGAGTCAGCAACAAAAAATCTTGAAATCAAATTAGTCTTAACCCCATCAAAATAATCAGCAATTTCTTGCAACTTATTTAGATAATTGTCAAAGTTCTCTGTTCTTATATCTAAATTCCAATTACCATCTAGTGGCCAAGTTAAACTATTATCAACAATAACAAATTCACCATTTTCTTTTTCTTCAGGAACTTGGAAAGTAACTGTATATTTTGGATTAGATAACGTATTTAAAATAAATTGCTCTACTTCATCTAAATTACTTTTAATAATTAAATCATATAAGAAATTACTTGGTCTAATGATAAAAGAGTTGGCAACATTAACTTCATCCACAAATGGATTGCCAGATACAGTTATTTTCAATGTACCTAATGTTAGACTATCCGTTGGGGTTAAAAATATAATTGGATATTGACTACCATTAATATCCAAAACATAATCTTTAAAATATGTTGTTAAATCCCTATATTGACTAATGCCAATCTCACTTGTAGAAACATTTATTGGTGCATTTTTTGTGAAATCAACCCCAAATGGATTTTTTATTCTTGAAACATCAATATCAAATGTTGTATCGTTTTCATCATCAACAATATTGGTGGCTGTAAAACCTGTTGTTAAGTCATCTTTATATACGCTAACATCTATTGACGCAGGAAAATAATTTATTATCTTAGTTATTGAAACTGAAATCCTCTTTGATAAAGAACCATATAATGAAAAATTAAATACTTGTGATATATCATAATTAGGAATCACATTTAGTTCTTTGGATATAGATTCTCTAATATCCGAAACATCACTAACTCCCAAATCCAAAAGATTTATTGGTCTATCAAAAATATTTGTATAGAAATTTGGAGTTACTTTCTCTGTTAGACTTGGGGTGAACTCAAAGTTACCAAATGTTAACCCCCCACCTTGAACAAGTTGGTATCCAACCAAATTATCAAACACCCCAATTCCACTACCTGGACTTCTTTTAATATAAATTATTGGCATTATTCTATTATGTTATCAAAGTTTTTACTTATATCAATATCATCACCACGATCTTCTCTAACTTCATATAGTAATTCATTAAATTGATTCCTAACCTCAAATAAATTATATTGTTTATATATGTTATTTTCACTATCATAAATGGTGTAAATACCATCCTCAAGTGATTTAGTCTGATTTCCAAAAATACCGATAGCTAATGTTGATATATCATGTTCAGCTATCTCAACTTCTAACGTTGTTGGATTAAAATATGTATTTGTAATAATAATACTTTGACCTGGTTGTCCTATAAATGGAACTGCATTTGTTTTATTGGATGGTGAATTACTTGGAGATAATGTTAAAAACACTAAATTTGTATTGTTTTCCACATACCTATATCTAATTGATTTTTGTGATGTATTTGTTTCATTAGTTACAATTGGCTCACAAAAAAAAGAAGATGTTATAACTCTAAAGAAATTTGGAACTTTTTTCCCATTATTTAAATATTCAACCCTATACCCAACTAATTCTTGAGCTGTTTCAAACTTATTCCTAAAATCATCTGGTACTTCATCTAAATTAATTACAATTCCTTTAACATTAGGCAACGCACTTAATACACCACAATCACTTATTTTTGTTCTAATTTGTGCTGGTCTTAAATATAAAGTATAAAAACCTATTGAAGTAAATTCTGCTGCTGGTAATGTTAAATTATATAAACCACCAAGCAATTCTTGTGTGTTCACATCATCAAAATATGGTTTTAGTAGTGTTGTTGCAGATAATTTCTTCTGAACAATACTTTCTGTCTGATTTCTTGATGGTGAATATATCATAATAATTTCTACATCTTCAGGGCTAACATCACTAGGTCTAACTGTACCATACACTCCAATTGCCATAATATTTTATTTATTTTATAAATAGTTTATTTCTTTATTTATTTTCCAAATTGAAGAACCCATATCCATAATTTTCTAAATCTTCTATAGTTTTAACCTCTCCTAATCTAAGAACTTTCTCATATCCTGAAAATTTACCTCTCTCAATGAAAACATTAGAATATATTTGTGTATTTGCCACAGATTTCAATAGGACATCTTCTTTCGTTATTGCACTTAATATTGTTGTGCTTGAAGTCAATCCACTTGTCTCAACATTAAATGTTGTCAAACCAATCTTATAATCAACATAAACAATACCTTGTATTGTATATCCAGTATAATCATCGTTTTTACTATCAATCTGTCCAAATAAAACATTGTCTTTATACACAGGCTTACCAACTACATATGGATCAACCCCATATGTTGCCAAATCCTTTAATTTTGAATATGTATAACCACTTATCATTACAGGAGTACTATTAATATAATCCTCTATTGGTGCACTATCTCCACTAAAAATGTAATCATAATTCAATGGTGTACCTTTCCATGGACCTCCACTTGGAATAAATTCAACATTACCATTTGGGTTATCACTTATTTTAGTTGAATCAAATGGCGTTACTATATTTTTTGTTATAATACTAGTACCAAAATTATTTATTTGTTTTATTGTTATAGTATAATATATTATTGGGTCACTAGGCGAGTTATTGGAATATGTATGGGTTATTGGATTACCAATAAAATCTTCAACCAAACCATCGCCCCAATCAATAATATAATTTGAATCCTTTGTAAAAGTGTTTTTTACATTTGATGTATTATATACAATGTATTCATATTCAGTTAATGCACTAAATACAAAATTTAAAACAGTTTCTTTTTGTAAGATTGCTCCATCAAATTCAGAAAAATACCCAAAGTCAACATAATTTTGCTTTAACAAAATAGGAACATTAAATGAAGTTGTACCTCCTGTCAAAACCTCATTAATAGAATTATAAACGCCAACTTGCTTACCATTATAATCAACATATTCAATTATATCTGAAAGTGATTCTGGTGATATTTTTATTTTATACAACATTATACTGAAACATATTCATACCATTTTATTGGGTTGTTTGCCAAACCCACAACTAAATTTTCAATCTTCATATCAAAATATTCATAATTTTTTTCATCATAATTTAATTCTAATTTATAATAAAAATCAAAAATAGAATTCAAATTATATTTGTCAGTTGTTAAATTACCCTGGCACAAATTTACCATCCTTGTAAAGGATCCATCTGAACTATTGAAATATGTTGCTGAAACATAGAAAGTGTCTATGTTTAAATAGTTTTTATCCTTTAACCAATAAATAAAATAATTCTCGCTATTACTATTATAATCCAATGTGTAAGTTGGGATTTTTAATCCTCCAATATTCTTATTACCATTCTCAAGAGGAAATATTGATGTTAAATAAATTTTTTGCTCTTTTGATATTGGCGAATCATAAAAATCTAATTTAAAAAAAGAGTTCTTAAATTTATCTGTATTAAATACAATATCTTTTTCTAAAAAATCACCATTTAAAAAACTAGAAATCCATTGCGTATCATCAATAATCTTATCACCAACCTTACCTTTAAATAAAAAAAACTCAAAATTCAACTGGAAGCACTTCTCTAGTGGGACATTCATTTCTGGTTGACATTTTTTGGGTGAAAATCTAGTTAATTCGTAATCAATCTTATTTTCTGTAATTCTATCAACAACACTATCTTCATAAGAATCAATACTATCTTGTTGCCCCAAATAATCCCAATTCATCTGCACAGGCAAATTTATTGATAAATCATCAATATTTGGTTTTATTATTTTATACTTATTCACACTCATCTATTATTGGTTTTTGATTTTCTGTACTTCCACTAATTTTATTTTCATATGAATATCCTTCATGTGTTAATCTAAATATAAAATAACCAAAAGGATAATGGGCATTATTTGTAAACGGGTAATTAACTCCCCTTGTCCCCTCATCAAAGTAACCAACATCATACAAATCACGCCAAATAAACTCATTTGTTTGTTTTAAAAACACAGCATAGTTTGGTATATTATCAACATCTTTTGTTGTACCTCTTTCTATATAATCAGAGAAAACCTTTATTACAATTTTGTTATGTGGTTTATAATAATACCCATTTTTTTGATTGCCAATTTTAAATATTTCAGGATTATGTTTTATCTTATGGTTATATTCTGAAACAACCCTTTCATTTTGTTCAGAAATATTCCATTCACAAAAGTCCCCATTGATTATATCACCAACCTTATAATTATTATTATAATAAAAATCAAAACTAGTAGATTTATCAGCATTACTTTTTGTATAACTTGTTGTTGGTATATTTGTATTAGATGATGGCAAATCCCACCAGCCATTAGGCTCTTTTGTTATATTAAATTCCCAACCTTCCTTTAACCCTGTATTATTATTTGGGTTATTAAAAAACCCAGCCATACCCTTGTGTATAACAGAAAAGTACAATTCAGTTATTGGCCTCTTCTTGTTATCAATTAAACCGCTTAAATCAATATCATCATCCGTAGTGAAATTATATGATGTATTTGAATTCCTCCTACCCAACTTTATGTCATTTTCATAAAAAACAAGACTATATGGTGAATCATAAATATTTTTTTCATATCCAGATTTAACACCAGTTATTTGGTCAACAGATTTAATAACTTTGTGTCTTCTAATATAATAAGAAGATTTTGTTTCTTCTGGATTATTTGGATTTATAACCCTCTTTAATGCCCCAATATAATCATTTGGTATTATTGGCTTTGAAACATCCACAATATCTATGTTTATGATATATTCTTCTGATCCATATTTTTCATCTCCCAATGATGCAACTTTAATAATATTCTCATTCCCATTTACTACAATGCTAACATATTCAGACAATAAAATACCATGCTTAACACCACATTTTAATCTTATATAATCTTTCCCACTTAACTTAACATGTTCAGAAACAAAAGGAATTCCATTAGATGCCATCCATTTTAAATTTTTGCCATATAAATCAATAGACAATTCCTTATCAACCTCATCAAAAGGATATGTATAACAATAAGACCAATTATATTTATAAGATATTGAACTATTATAAATTTCATAATCCACATTGATTGGGGGTCTAAAGAAATCAAACTCATAACTATTTAAATACCCATATTTGTTTGTGATATTCAAATTATCAGTGTACTCAAAAAATAAAGTATCCTTGTACTTATCATAATTTGTAGTCCCAGTATAAACATTATTATAAACAAAATTTAATTTTACCGTTGGTCTATACTTATATGACTCATTTCTTTCTTTTATTGATAAATCAGCCAAATCAATATTTGTGTTCTTATCAAACTCAATAAGTTCTTTCCTGTCACTAAGAAGTTCTATGCTCAATAAACTATCTGTTTCTTCAGCTGCTTTGAATTTAAACTTATTTGGAACTACTTTATAATTGTTCATGATGGATACCTATTTTTAAATAAATTCATAGCTGAACCCCCTTTTATTAATCCAAAATAAAAATAATAAGGTGAACCAACTAAAAATTTCATACTTGAAAGACTATCAAATAAGGTTAGTTTATTACTTGAATCAACAGCATATATATAACCCCGGCTATAAATATCATCAGCTAAATTACCTGCTAACGTTTTTGAATTAACAAAATAATTATCTTCCGCATTTCTAGTTTCAAGCCTATCTAACTCCTGGTAACGCCTACTTGTAACTTTTAATTTTGTATTATCATATACCCACTGATTTTCATCAGTACCAAAAATATATGTATTAGCATCTTTACCTTTTCTCTCCCATATATACATTGGCACTTTCTGTGATTTAATAGGTATAGGAATTTTTCTTTGCAACAAATCATCACCATCTCTAACATTTATTCTACTTGGTGTTAAATAATCTCTAATTTGCAAATCCTCTGTTGAGGCAGAAAAAAATACACCAATAGCATTCTTTGTACCTATACCTTTATCTACTTTAAAAATTTGAATAGGTTTTGGGTTTATTTCATCATAGTTTTCTGCTGTAAACTCTAATACCCCTAATTGTGAGTTTATACTAAATAATTGAGCCAAATCTCCATCAACCATCTTCAATTTTCCATACTCTCTTGTGAAAAAATTATCAATCACATTTGAACCAATCAAACTCTTTAAGAAAGTTGAACTAATTAATCTTGACACAACATAAAAATTAACTAATGAATCGTTTTCTTGATATGAAGTATTTGACATTTTATTCATTATGTATCTAAAATCCTGTATGTCTGTTATATGCTTAATATATCTAAATGTTTTTTTACCCAAATCCATAATGGTTGTTGGCCTTCCAACTACACGATAAGGTACAAATGAAATAAAAGAACCATTATAATAAGGTGCGGATCTATAATATAAATTATTTGTTTTTTTATCAAAATATGCACTTGCTTTACAATACCTTGCAGTAATAACACTATTCCTATTACCTATTTTAAAATTTGTCTTTAAAGCTGGTGCATATAACACACCATTAATCCAATTATTCAAAAAAGATTCAGATATAATACCAGCGCATAGAGACCTTGTTACAGAATTTCTAAGATTCCATTCTAATATATTTGATATATCAACGCCAATATCAAGAATTTTTCTCCTTAATAGAACATAACACCCATTATCAACACTACCTTTATCAACACATTTATCATCTATATCAAAATTATCCCCCTCCCCTTTGTAACAATCAAAGTCCACCATCTTTGAACATTCGTTAAAACTAGATATTAAATCGCTATTGGTAAGCCCAGACAAATCAATATCACCAAATGAATCATCCGTTCCAACAGAATCAACAACCACGTCACCCCCACTTGAAAGTGAGAATATATAAGCCCCAAAAATTAAGTTTTGTTGTAATAAAGGGACATTAAAATTCCAATTACCATCAGGTCTATCCAACTGGTCTGATGATGGAAGTCTGTCAGTCCTCATTACATTCTTAGACCTATCTGTTAATCTAACATATGGTGCAACATGAAAACTACCATATAGAGATGGAGAAACATAATCCATTTTCTTTGTAACATCATTATTTGATTTGTTATTAAAGAAGAAACTACCCCCAGCCAAATCATCAAATGTCAAATAAGAACCATTTTGAACAAATATATTAGTATTAGGTTTTGGGGTTATACTTGTACTCACATTTAACTCACTTAGTATAGGATTTGAAGCTATATTATTATTTATGTAGCCAATATCAAATCCAGAATAATAACCTCCATTTTGGAAGGTTACTGACTTAAATTCACTTCCTGGTGTAAAAAAATAAGATGGGTAAAATATTTCACTTTGGTTATTGTGATTTTGTATCGTTTGTCCATTGGTTATTTTTTGTATTGGAATATTTAATCTAGTTTGTGTCTGTACCTTTATGGCCAATTCATCTTGAAATCCAAATATTCTACCAAGACTATACTCGTTTGTAAATAGGGGGGAATATGGATCAACACCTCTTTGCATAATCACAACATATTGTTCATCAATATTTTCATAATAATCCAAAGTTTTCTTGTTTGTGTTTGCTTCAATATTTGAATTATTACTTCTACTATATCTTGTATCACCCAACCCATTTAATATTGTTGGAAACGACCTAGCAAAACTGCTTGGATTGGACATTTTTATAAACTCTGTATATGTTATAGCTGTAATTATTTGGTAGTACTCAATATCCATTGGATATATATGGTTAATAACCAAATCATCTGATTTAGGTATTGTGTAAATTATAGATTTATCTAATTTATCTGAATCTACATAATTTATTGTAACATTGAAATTACTACTCCCAACTGTTGTTCCAGATATACCTTTCTTATCATTTAAAACTATTGTATTATTATCATCTTTTGTTAACTTGGGGTCAATAAAACTTAACAATGTCCCACTATCATAGAATTTTGGAGTTAACACAGTTAAAGTATTATCATAATGATATTTTCCAAAATTTTCATTGTTTGCAAATGTAACCCTTATTCTATTTGCATAAGTGAAATATTGACCCCTAGTATTAAATAAGTTAATTCTTTCTGGTATGTTTAAAGTTAATTGGTAAGTGAAGAACTTATTTAAATTTACAAACTGAAACTCCTCTGATATGGTTTCTTTATAATCATTAATGTTATCAAATATTGTTAACTTACCACCAAATGATTGACTAACTGCTTGTGCAAAATATTGCCTATCTTCTTTTCCATCACCTGTTTGTGGATTATATATTGTACCAAATATATTAAAACCATACTGATTAAAAAACTTATTTAAACCCCCATCTACCAACAATAATGAATCCAAATATTTTCTATAATAATTATTAGGATTGCTAACTGGTGTTAAAAACCCACTATCCAATAAAGAATCTGGCTCATCAAGAATAGTAACTGAATCACATTCACAAGATGTACATGATGGATATGATAATATTGGTAGTTTTATTGTCTTTATTTTAAACCTTGTTACATTTAGAACATTATTAACATCAAAACCAAAGAATGCTAATATAGCTTTCAATATCTTACTAATAATAGTAAAAATATCTAATATTAAATTTACCACAGCTGAAAATATATGAATAACAACAACCAATGGTAATAAAATAGATGTGGTTATAAGTGATATGAAAAAATTAAAATAATTTATAATAAACCCAAGAAATGTTGGATGTTTAATGCCATCATTTGTTGGAAACTTATTAACTCTAGCATCACATATATCATCAGATATACCTTTTATTGGGTGGTTGGTTATTAAATTACTTACAGTATAAACTCTATTATAATTAAATTCATAGAATGTATCCTCACATTTAATTGCATCATCTTGATTTGCATAACCATCCCAATCAAGACCAAAATAATATGAACCCCTAAGTTCTTCACTAATAATTACATCACTTGGAGTTGGATTAGTTAAATCTTCCTTAGAAATTGGGTCATCCCCTGCCCCAGGATTTAGAGTTCTCCACCCATACTCCTTGATGTTAGGCAATAAATATGTTGCTCTTTTTGTTGATTTATTTAATTCATCTGACTGCTCCCACTTAACCTTAAACCTATATTTCCCTTTAGTTGGGATTCCCCTTGTTTTATCATTTGTTATGATTTGTTCACCATTCTCATCTGTTATAACATAATCCAAATTCATTGGTATATCCACAATCCAAGCACCATTATCATCAATCACATATCCCCCACCTTCTATTTCATATTGCTCCAAGATAGGTTTATCAAACTTATCCAATTCCAAAGCCTGCCTAATTGCTAGAATTTGTCCAGTGTTTGCAATCAAATTACATAATTCACCTTGTTTGTTTGGGGTATTGCAATTTATTTTGGTTGCCAATTTATCTGTTGTTGATACTATTGATCCAATAAATACAGCTGTTGGTTGTATATCTATGTTTGCATCATCCCTTAAATCAAAATCAACCCTATTTATAGCAGGGCTACAAGTTTCTTCATCACCCCACAATGGAGAAATATCAACTGGTTTTGTTAGTGACACAATTTGGGGTAATATCTGTAAGTCAGTAGATGCCTTGAATTTACCATCTTTTAATTGGTCTCTTGTAGCTAAACCCATTCTTATAATATCCTCTGGTGTTAAAGAGAACTCACCCATATCAGATAAATCAAGATCCATAAAAACAACTTGACCTCCAAGGGGTACACCAAATATCATATAATCACCACTTGAATTTGTTTTGACTGTGTATTTATAATACTTATCAAATACTTCAATAGCCACTGTATTAAACAATACATCATTTAATGAAGGAAAAGTGCCTGTTGGAATATGTCCAAAATAAGATTCCTCATAAGGTAATAGATTATACCTATATCCATCTTCATTTGTGTCTTTCACATTTTTATATGGGTATATTGCATTTATAACCTCATTGTTGGCATCTTCATCTGTTATTGGTATGAAAATTGAAACCTTTGCATTTGGTAATCCAAACCCTGTGTTTGCTGTCACCCTACCTGTAACAACACCGTAGTCAGAACAATTTAATGAGAAAACATCTGATTGCCTAACTTTAAAAGATAATATTTCTAAAAATTCAAAATCTTGTTTTAAATCAAAGTTTATTACCTTGTCCTTACCTATTTCTGTCTTTATTCTAAAAGAATTGTCCATTTAAACCATTTGTTTATATAAATATTTTATTGTTCATTATTTATAATAACAATATTTGGTTTAAAATAAATAACTTACCCAATTGTCATACCCGTAGCCAACTTAGCTTTAACCCTAATATCTCTTTCTGGGTAACGTATATGATATATTTCTGATGGTTGTGCATATATTGTATCATCAACTAGTCGTATAATCTTATTATTAATATCAGAATACTCCATTGATGTCTCACCCCCAGAATAATCCCCACTAACCTCATTCTTAACTACCATTTCACTTATTGCAACAACGCCATTCAATGTTTGTATGCTACTTTTTAATTCAGACAAATTAACATTTGTACCTAATTGCATTTTTTGTGGCGAAAAATAAGTATTTATAACTGTAATTATATTGTTAATAACATCTTTTGATGAAAACCCTGCTAATAATACAACACTAATGTCAATACTAACATCAATAACTTTGGCAGATGTAACCACAATGTAATCATTTAACATCCTATAATTAGATAAATAATTAGCAATATTGTCTGCCAAATATTTTGAATTATCACTTATCAATTTACCATTTATATCATATGAAAGCAATAGTATCTCAACTTTATTGTCTTTCTCCTGGATGGAAACTTTTGCTGGTGCACCAAATTCAGGTGGCATATTGCGTATGATGGATTCATAATCCCTAATTGTAACCGCTCTTTTCTGTGCTGCAAAATTATAAGATACAAAGTTCCTAACCTCTTCAACACTTGGCAAACCTGCCCCACCTATTGCTGGGAATAAATTATTTACCCTAAGTGAATTAACAACCGCTGCCTCTTGCGCAGAATTACCAGCATTAATAACAAAATTATTAATACCTAATTGTGTTAATGTGTTTGGTCCTAAATTTGTATTTAAACCACCCCCAACTCTATACTGGATAAATAACGTAGTATTTGGTCTTAGTGTTCTACCTAATGAAAAATTGTTCAATATATTCTCCAAAGTTGGGGATTGCCCATTTAATGTGAAATTATTCAATTGCTCCATTGCTGTGTTAACCCCACTACCAAATGTAATTTTCTTAAACCCTTCAGGTGTATATTCGCTAATAAATCTATTCTCTGTTTGTATATACTTACCAACCTTTATACCTGCATTGCCTGTATCTTTTGTACTATCAATTATAAAAACCCTATCTTCTGCCAATGAATCAACCTCATACCATCTATCCGTTTCACTTAAAAAGTCAGAATTAGGTGGAATTGTCCCAATCTGTCCATTTTTCAATAAAACACTTGTTATACCTAAAACATTTTTGTCAGGCAAAAACAATTCAAAAAATGGTTTCACATCAGAAGGTGTTATAACACGTTTGAATACTTTTGTTGTACCATTAATAACTGGTTCTCTTTTTGTTAAGGTATAATTTATAATAATATTATTTAACCTATTTGGTATTACAGTTCTATTCTTATTACCTTGTGTGTCATAATCAGATGAAAAATCAATATCATTTAATGTTTCAAATATCACCCCATTTCCAATAACTTGCGCCCCTCTCTGCAATAACCCTGCATATCTAATGTCTGGCTTAT